AATGTGGAACCTTGGATATCCATTTAAATAAATGCACATACACGAATTTTTTAAAACACCAATATGGGTCGAAGATAAACCAGAGTTTGTTAAATCTTTAAATAAAGCTTCTGATAAATATATTAAAGAAGCTAAAAAAAGAAATAAAGATTACATAAAACAACATGGTGATTTTGGTCAATCGTATCATTCTTCACCTCTTACGTTAGATAATGATTTTTTAGATTTAAGAAACTATGCTGGTCAAAAATCTTTTGATTTTTTAGATTGGCAAGGTTTTGATATGTCAAAATATCAAACCATGTTTCATGAAATGTGGGTACAAGAGTTTTCTAAAAAAGGTGGTGGACATCATTCAGCACACGTACACTGGAACCAACATGTATCAGGATTTTACTTTTTAAAATGTAGTGACAAAACATCTATGCCAGTATTTCATGAACCAAGAACCGGGGCACGTGCTACAAAGCTATTTACAAAATCAAAAGATTTATGTCATGGTAGTGAATTAGTACATTTTAAAGTACACCCAGGAACACTCATAATATTTCCAGGATACTTAGAACATGAGTTTACTGTAGACCATGGCAAAGATCCTTTTAGATTCATACATTGGAATATACAAGCAGTTCCAAAAATGATGGCAAAAAATGCGTAAGCATTCTTTTATATATACTCTTGTTGAAGATTACATTGAGGTAGATGCTGAAACAAAAAAAGTAATTAAAGACATAAAATTAACTAAAGACATAGTACGACCTGAAATGAATTTGACTTCTTTTTATCAAAACAGAAAAGATCTACATGATTTACTTATAAATAAATTAGGGGTTGTATTTAAAAAACTTAGTTTAGATTTAAAACATTGTTGGGTCCAAAAGTATTTAAAGAATAGTTATCACAGCGTTCATACACACAATCCAAAAGGTAAATCTTTTGTTTGGTTTATAGAAGGTAACAAGGATTCGTCACCATTATGTTTTTATGATGTAGGTTATCCTTCAGTGGATGTAAACAAAAACATTGTTTGTGAATTTATTCCTGGCAAATTAATTATATTCCCTGGATACATGCCACATGAAGTACGACCTAACAAAAATAATAGCAGATTAATAGTAAGTGGAAATCTAGATGAGCTATAAAATTATAGACAATTTTTTAAATAATCAATTTTACGAAAAACTTTCGTACGATATAAAAGGTGAACACATGCCTTGGTATTACACTAAGATAGATGTAGATTTAAAAAAGAGTATGAACAACGGTCTTTTTACTTATTCTTATTATGGTAATCATAAACCTTTGTCCGATAAATTTGATGAACACATAAGACCTATAACAGAAAGTTTAGATGTTGAAGCTCTTATATTGGTAAGAGCAAACTTAGTTTTAAGAGATGTTGACACAATAGAAACACCATACCACATTGATAATAATTGTAATTACGCTACTACAGCTATATTGTTTTTAACAACATGTAATGCAAAAACAGTCTTAAAAGTAAAAGGCAAAGAGATCCCTGTTGATAGTGTTGAGAATAGATTGTTATTGTTTGATAGTAAAATACAACACAAAGTATTGTACCACACAGATGTTTGGAAAAGACATGTAATTAATTTTAATTTTGTAAGGAATAAAAATGAAGTCTATCCATAATTATAAAAAACACGATTTACCAAAAGATAGTTTTATACAGGGATGGTATATTCCTGAAGAAACTTGCGATGGATTAGTAAAACATTTTAATAAAAACAGGGACAAAGCTAAACCAGGAGCAAGTCTTTATGAAGGAGCGCTAAGTACAGATAAAACAATTAAAGATTCTCTTGATCTAAGTTTAGGTAATAATAATTTTAATCCTGGAATTTTTGAATACCGAATGCATTTACAAGAAATCTTAAATTTGTATGTAAAAGAATATCCTGAAGTAGAACGTCTAGATAAATTTAATGTTGAAGATGTCAATCTTCAATGGTACCCTGGAAAGGGTGGTTTTAAAACCTGGCATTATGAAAGAGGAACAAAAGGAAATATGAATAGAGTTTTAGTATTTATGACTTATTTAAATGATGTAGAAAATGGTGGAACTCATTTTAAATATCAAGACATAACAACACCTGCAATAAAAGGTTTGACTGTAATTTGGCCACCAGATTGGACCCATACACATAAAGGACAAATAAGTGACAATAAAAAAATAATAGCTACAGGATGGTTTACACTTATATGAGTTTTAAAAAAAACAAATACACAATTATTCGCAATGCAATAGCAAAAGATTTAGCAACTTTTGTTGCAAATTATTTTTTATTAAAAAAACAAGTTTTTGATACTTGTACTAAACACAGGTATATTTCGCCGTATGAAAATATGTTTGGTTTTTATGAAACTAAAGATGAGCAAGTAGAAAATACATACTCTGCTTATTCTGATATAGCCATGGAAACTTTATTACTTAAATGTCAACCAGAAATGGAAAAAGTAACCGGTCTTAAATTGTACCCTGCCTATTCATATGCAAGAGCTTATAAAAAAGGCGATAGTCTTAAAAGACATACAGATAGATTTAGTTGTGAAATATCGACAACTATGAATTTAGGTGGTGACCCTTGGCCAATATACTTAGAACCATCTGGACAAAAAAATAAGAAAGGTGTTAAAGTAAATTTAGAACCAGGAGACATGTTAGTTTATAGAGGTTGTGATCTAGAACATTGGAGAGAAAAATTTAAAGGTAAAGAATGTGTACAAGTTTTTTTACATTATAATAATCACAAGACATCAAACGCTGATGATAACATGTTTGACAGACGACCCCATTTAGGTTTACCAAACTGGTTTAGGAAATGATAAATTTTAATTTTCCTATATTAAAAAATAAATTTAAACAAAATTTTAAAATAAAAAAAGAGTTATTAAAGTTAATAGATGAACAAAAATCTGGTGAATTAAAACAAGATGATTCTTATTATACAGATAGCATCTCAAAAGTAGATTGGGATAAAAGACATGATACAAAAAGAAAATGGGTTAATTTAGTTGGTCCTTATTTAGAAAAACACTTTATAGAAGAAGTAAAAAAAATAGGTTTATCTAAAGTACAAATTTACGAGCTATGGTTTCAACAATATAATAAAGGAGACACACATGGCTGGCATACACACGGACATAATTTTACGGGTGTATATTACTTAGAGTTTGGAAAAACTGCACCTAGAACTCAAATAGTAGAACCTCTGTCCTTAAAAATTATAGATGTAGATGCAGAACAAGGAGACATTATTATATTCCCTAGTATGTTTATACATAGAGCACCACCTTCTAAAACTAAAAAAAGAAAAACAATTATATCTTTTAATTTTAATGCTGAGTATGTAGAAGATAATTTTTTGAAAGAAATAAAAAAACGTGAAAACATTAATAATTGATAATTTTTTAAAAAGTCCGGATAGGGTAAGAGATTTTGCTTTATCTTTAGACTATAGAAAAAGAAATATAAAAGAAAACTTTGAGGGTGTAAGAAGTTTATCAATTGAAGATATAGATAAAAAACTATACAATAAAATATGTAATAAAATTATACTAGAATACTACAATAAAAAATCAAAATCATTTGTAGCTTATTTACAGTTTCATAAAACACAAGAAACAGACAAACAAGATCCTCAATTTATGTATGACAGAGTACATCAAGATGATGGTGCTATAATTGCAGGCATGATATACTTGACTCCTGATGCACCAATAAATTGTGGCACACAAACCTACCAAGAAATAATAAAAAACAAACAATACAAACCTGATATCATAATGGGTAATATATATAATAGATTAGTGCTTTATCCCGCTGAGTATTTTCATTCAGCAGTTAATTATTTTGGTGATAATAAACTTAATCGTTTAGTTATGTTGTTTTTTTTAATGGAGATTAAATTTTAAATGCAAGTTATAGATAATTTTTTACCTAAAGAAAAATTTAAAAAAATACAAGAATTACTTATGTCTCCAGATTTTCCTTATTATTTTAATAGCACAGTTACAGATGCTACCGATATTAAAAATTTTTATTTTACCCATACCATCTATGATAGAAATGTTGTTAATAGTGATTTTTTTAAAACAGTAGATCCTTTACTAACTAAATTAGATACTGTGTTTTTACGGAGGATAAAAGTAAATTGTTATACTAGAAGCGAAAATTTAATAAAATATAAATCACACAAAGATTTACCAATGTCCCACAAAGGAGCGTTGTTTTCTTTAAATACTTGTAATGGTGGGACTTACGTTGGTAAAAAATTTGTAAAATCAGTAGCAAATCGTGTCTTGTTATTTGACCCTTCTATGCTACATTCAAGCACTAACTGTACAGATCAACAGGCTAGGTTTAATATCAATATAAACTACAAGTAAAAATAGCTATATTTTTACCAGTTTTATTATATAATAGAAAAGCTATGCTACAGAAACTAGGATTTTTACCAGGATTTAATAAACAAGTTACCTCTACAGGAGCCGAATCTCAATGGACAGAGGGAACAAATGTGCGTTTTAGATATGGTACCCCTGAAAAAATAGGTGGTTGGTCTCAATTAGGTGACAGTAAATTAACTGGTGCAGCTAGAGGATTGCATCACATGGTTAATAAAGAAGGTATTAAGTATGCTATTATAGGAACAAATAGAATTTTATACGCTTACACAGGAGGTGTGTATTATGATATACATCCTTTAGTTAATCCATCCGGCACAGCACTTACAAATGCATTCAGCACGACTAACGGACAACCAGAAGTTACTATTACATTTCCATCTGCACATAATCTTGAAACTGGAGATATTATATTGTTTGGAGACACTACTACGTTTACTGCTATTACAGGTTCTAATTTTGGAGCTGCAGACTTTTGTGATAAAAAATTTATGGTAACAAGTACACCTTCAGGATTAACTATTACCATTACAATGCCTAGTAATGAAACAGGAGCAGGAGCAACTACTTCTGGAGGCATAACTTATTTTCAATATTTCCATGTAGGTCCACCTGATCAGGTTGGAGTCTTTGGTTATGGTATATCTCAATGGGGAGGCACTACTACAAATCCACAGACAACTACACTAAATGGATCATTAGGAGATAATGCTTTTGGAACCGGTGGATCAGGAACTACAATTAATGTAGCAAGCACTACAGGTTTTCCAAGTTCAGGAACAAATTTTATACAAGTTGGCACGGAAGAAATATCTTACACAGGAATTACTGCTACAAGTTTTACAGGAATTACGAGAGCTGTTAGAGGAACAACTAGAGCTGCACATAGCACAAGTGCAACAGTTACAAATCACAGTGGTTTTTCTGGATGGGGCCAAGCAGCATCAACCACGGACAAAGTTGCAGAACCAGGTATGTGGTCACTAGACAATCTAGGTAGCACTGCAATATGTTTAATATTTAATGGTGAATGTTTTGAATGGAATTCAGATCTATCTAATGCGGTAACAACAAGAGCAACTATTATATCTGGTGCACCAACTGCATCTAGAGATATGTTAGTATCAACTCCCGATCGTCACTTAGTATTCTTTGGCACAGAAACAACGATTGGTAATAAAGCTACACAAGATGATATGTTTATAAGATTTTCTTCTCAAGAAAATATTAACGACTACACACCTACAGCTGAAAATAGTGCTGGTACACAAAGACTGGCCGCTGGATCACGGATCATGGGTGCTAAACTTGGTAGAAATGCATTATATGTTTGGAGTGATACAGCATTATTTACCATGAGATTTGTTGGAACTCCTTTTACATTTGCTTTTGAACAAGTTGGTACCAACTGTGGATTGATAGGTAAAAATGCAGCAGTAGAAGTTGATGGTGCTGCGTATTGGATGTCTGATAATGGTTTCTTTAGATACACCGGTAAACTAGAATCAATGGACTGTTTAGTTGAAGATTATGTTTATGACAATTTAAAT